ATTGAGGATTTGATTGGAGTCTGTTGGGAGGTTCAGGTTGCAGCTGAGGTTGCCCAAAATCTTCAGGTTCCTTATGTGATTAAGACCCTGCCTACGGATTCCAAGATTGTCAAGTACTTCCTTAGGGAGATTGCAGATGGGGCTTGATACTTATGCTGCATACAATCGGGATGGTTTTCCTCTTATGGAAGCTTCATTGTTTCCTGACAACTGTCTTTGTGGTGGGTTGTTTTCTGGTGGTACTGGGAATTCTTTCCGTGGCAAGGTCTACGCAGATTTCCTGGAGTACATCTCAAAAATCTCCCTGTATCAAGAAGTAATGCCTAATGAAGAAGTAGGCAAGCTTGCTACCGATATTGAATGGGCTCGTAAGTCTTTTCCTGAGGGGTATGAAGGAATTACTCCCGAAGAAATGAAGGATTTGGCTCGTTGGTTTCAGATTGTGTACGATAACGAAGGAGTGGTACTCGGATGGTGGTAGACTACAATTACATTATTGAGAAGCAGACTCAGCGTCAGAACCGTATCACTAGTGTCATGCACACCCGTGATATTTCTCAGATTGAGGCTGCAATGTGGGTGGATATGAACTCCCCCTATACAACCAATCGTAAGCAGCTTGCTCAGGCTGGTTATGATGTCGAAGAGGTTGATGAGTGGAATCTGGAGGACATTCTGGATTCTCTTCAGCTTATGGGTATTGAGTTTGTTATTGCCCCTGAGGTTACTCGCAAGAATCTTATCAATCAGATGAATTCTCTTCTGGATGATGAGATTCCTGAGTTCTGGGGTGGAGAGGGTGTTACGGAAGTGGTTAGAATCTTTCCCGCTGGGAATACTGAGAATGACGAGGTTTAACTAATGGGTCAGAGCATGGAATTTACTTATCGTAATAATTACAAGGGCATCTGGGGTGTAGATTCTATTATGGAACTGTATGTCAATGCCGTTCTCAATGAAGATTACACTAGCCTAAATACTAAGCCCTATGCAATTCTTACCATCGGAACAGACGACAATCGACGAACCATTAAGTTCGACGAGGACACGCTTTACAGGCTTCGGAATGACCTGGACATCATCCTGGATGGGGTCCGCAAGTTCGATGTGGAGTGAGTATGACGATCAACCTGAGCCGAATGAATTCGAGACTGATCCGCAATACGGATCATGCTACGGCATTCGCTATTAACAACCTATTTGAACGGGGAATCATTTCTGATTTCTCCGAAGACGGCTGGGTACTGTACCAAAAGGAATGGTACCCATACACTACTTTTATTGAAAGGATGAGTCTAACTAATGTCAGTCTTTAGTTATCTTGGACATACTGTACAGGGGTACACCCCTGAAGAGGCACTGACTCAGGCTAACCTTGACTGGACTGTTTCCAAGCGTCCCGTTATGGTTGCTGATGAGGATGGTAATATGCATACCTCCTCTCGTTTCTTTGCCAATACTCGTGACGATAACAATGCCATCCTTGGTGTCGTTGGTCGTGAGTATACCATCATTCAGAATCAGGAGCTCATGTATCTCTGTGAGCGCCTGAGTCCCCAGGGAGTCTCTATTGAGACTGCTGGTTCTCTGCATGGTGGTGCCCGTGTCTGGGTTCAGATGCGTGGCGATCCGTTTGGAGTTGGAGAAACCAAGGATGAGGTTGTGCCATATTGTCTTATGACGAATGGTCATAACGGTATGCATCCCTTTGCTTCACTTCCTGTTACTTTCCGTGTCATCTGCCAGAACACTTTGAATCTGGCTATGAACCAGAGTCGTAGGAACAACACTCTTATTAGCCTTAAGCACAGTGGCAATGTGCAGGACCGACTGGAAAGCATGATTGATGCAATCCAAGAGTTCAAGTATCGTTCCAATGTCTTTGCTAATCAGGCTGAGGTTCTTGCCCGTAAGCCTGTGACCTCTGAGTTTGTCCAGAACTTCTGGACCCAGGTCTACACCGAGATGTTTGGTGAGATCCATGCCAACCCCACCAAGGAGTGGGAGCAGGAGGACAACAAGTCTGCCATTAGTACCATGATGAAGTGGTCTAATGTGTTTGATCTTGAGGCTAAGGAGTCTGGAGCTAACCTCTGGACTGCAATGAATTCGGTTACTAACTGGCTTGACCATGATCAGCTGTATCGTGGTGACAACAAGACTGAGAACCGATTCAATGACATCCTCTTTGGAGATGGTTCCAAGGAGAAGGTCAAGGTCTTTAAGCGAGCCCTTGAATTCGTTTAATACATGGACCGCAGGGGAGAAATCCTCTGCGGTCTTTTTTTAGGAGGGTATATGCTAGACATTTACCTACATATGTACAAACTACCTGTTATGGTAGATCCTTATGTTGATAAATGGCAACAACTATTGTCAAAGTATAATCATTGTGCCATTGGTTTAGGTCCAGATATAATCGTACATTGCTTTGATGATTATGTCATTCCAAAATGGATAACACCAAAGGTCGATGCTAAATTATTTCCTGTAGAAAAAGAAATTGTTTTAGCTGGTCAAACATCCATTGACATTTCTAAAATAAGAGACTATAGTAATAGTCTCCCAAGGTTTAATAAATATAATCAAGTCTCTCGACACATATGGGCATACACTTATTGCTTGTGGCCCAAGAGAAATGATTGCGTTCATAAGTGTAGCTTAATTTTAAATTATATCTTTGGTACTAAGATTATTACTAGTACCCCAGATATGTTACTTCAGGAGGTTAAATGTTTGTAAAGCTGATTGATCACATGGGCGATGATGTTTCTGTTGTCAATGCCGCTCGTGTGAGTTTCAACAAGTCAATCCCACGAGAGTATGACGATAAGGGTCTGCTCCTTAAGAATAAAGACATCAAGTTAATTAATTATCTTGCTGCTCATAATCATTGGACACCCTTTGCACACACTAGTATTACAATGCACATCAAGGCACCCATTCCAATTCGAACTCAATTTTTTAAGCATAAGGTTGGGTTTGTTGAGAATGAGATTAGCCGTCGATATGTAGATGAAGTTCCTACTGAAGTTTTCCAACCTGAGTGGGCCAATCGCCCAGAACGTAGCATCAAGCAAGGTAGTGGTGAGCTGATGTCTGTTGATGAAAGAAACAATGCTCATCTTATCTATAACTTTGCTGTGGAACAAGCTATTAAGTCTTATGAATCTCTCATTCACATGGGAGTGGCTCCTGAGCAAGCAAGGTTTGTTCTTCCTCAAGGTACTTATACTGAGTGGTATTGGACTGGCTCTCTTGCTGCCTATGCACGATTCGTTAATCAGCGAACTCATACTACCGCTCAAAAGGAAATTCAAGTCTATGCTGACAAGATTGCGATGATTTGTCATCAACTGTTCCCCTATAGCATGGCTGCTCTTACTGGTAATCCGTTTCTGACTGAGTAACCATGTTTGTAGCTATGCTACATTCGCAAAGGAGGAATAATGCAACAACTCTGTTGGCATAAACTTACTAATGAAGAAAAATCTCGGCGTACTACTATGCAAAAGGTGTACGAAGAGGAGTTATTGACTAATGGAATTGAAAAATATTGGAGAGAATACACAAGAGCCCCTGATGAAAGCAAGCCAGAACAGTTGCTACTTGAATCTGCGGTTATTCATCTCACTCCTGTGTACCAAAAATGGATTGATGAATGCTCTAATAATCGCAAATCTCCAGATTGGTTGGCACCTCTCCTCTGTTTAGGTGCTGCCAAGATGGCAGACATTACTTTGCGCTGTGTAATGAGAATGTTTCTAACTAGAAATACTATTCAGAACTTCGATGATTCTGTCGGTATTCCAGCTAATGCTCCCATTGCACAGCAAGTTGCTAAGATGATTGCTGATGATGCAATTAATATCATCTCATACCAACAAGCAAAGAAAAGATTCTCAGATGATTGGCGTAAGCAATCCAAGTTCATTAAGAACTGGACTGTTAAGCGATGTAAAGCATTTACTAAGAAGGTAGCTGGTCTACCTAAGATCAAAGCAAAAGAGAAAGAAGACTTTGGTCACAACATGCTTCGTGTTGCGTTGATGTCTGATATTCTTGTGAGCCGAGTACATTGGAATGGTAAGAATAAGAAGTCTCTTCTTGTTTCATTTGCTCCTTGGATTCTCAAGGAAATTAGCAAGCGACATGAGATGCTTGAGACTGCTTGTCTTGTTTATCGTCCTATGATCTCGCCACCTGTAATGCATACAATTGAAGAAGATGGTGGATTCCTTTCGCCTTGGATTCGCAAGAAGATGATTAAACGATATCATCCTGTTGGTGCTGATCCAAAGGATTGGGACTCTCGCCCAAGTGAAATGGTTCTCAAGGGTCTTAATGCCCTGTCGCAAACTGAATGGACTGTGAACACACAAGTCTATCAAGTTATGAAGACAATGTTTGAGAATGATTATCGTACTGCAAATCTTCCCGCTTATACATTCCAAGACTTTGCATTCTCTCGTCCCTATCCTGAAGAAGGTGCAAAGGAAGAGAAGGCCAAGTGGATGCAGGAATCTAATGAAGCATGGGGCGAGTGGTACAAAGAAGAACAATCCAGATCAAGAATGATTGTTCGTCTTGAACTTGCCAAGAAGATGATGCAATGGAACTTCTTCTATATGCCATACACTCTCGACTTTAGAGGTAGAGCATATTCTGTATGCGAGCTATTGTCCCCCCAAGGTATTGACTTTGATCGTGGCTTGGTTAAGTTTGCTACGGCACGGAAGCAAACCACTAGGGGACTGTGGTGGCTCAAGGTTCACCTTGCCAATCTATTTGATCAAGATAAGATCCCATTTGAGGATCGGGTCAAGTGGGTTGATGAGAACATTGATATGCTTAGGGCAATCTCAGAAGATCCCTATGCAAATAAAGAATGGATTGATGCAAGCAAAAAGAAGAACAAGTCATTCCAAAGACTTGCTGCAATCTTTGAACTCTTTAGAACTGATGGCATGACTCAGCTTCCTATCCAAATGGATGGAGCTAATAATGGTGGCCAACACTGGTCTGCTATTATGCGTAATCGCAAACTTGCCACACTTACAAATCTAATTGATGCTCAGCATCCCCAGGATCTGTATCAGTATGTTGCAGATGCAAGTACTGAATACATGAAAGAGCATCAGGAAAATAGTTGGTATCAGGTATTCCTTGAGAAGTGGGAGGGTAATCTTCCAAGGGCTGTTACCAAGCGTCCTACTATGTGTGACGCATATGGTCTTACTTTCTATGGTATGCAAAAGTATGTCAAGCAAGAAGGCCATGTTGACTGGGTTCCTAAGGAATCCAGAGGTGGTGCTGTAGTTGAACTAGCTCGTAGTATTCAAGCTGGTTTAGGAGAAACTATGGCTAGTCCCAACAAGGGTAAGGAATGGTTGCGTGAGGTTGCTGACATCCTCAATGCAATGAACAAACCATTTGTTTGGACAACCCCAAGTGGATTCGAAGTCCACCATGTTTACAATCAGGTAATAGAGCGAGTGTCTTATGCCGAGTTGTTCAATCGGCAGCAGTTGGTATTCTCTACCGTGACTGAAGATTTAGATGGCAAGGCTCAGTACCTGGCTATTTCTCCTAACTTCATTCATTCTCTAGATGCTGCACATATGTTTATGACCATCGACAAAATGTTAGATGAAGGTATGACTACCTTTAGCTTTGTCCATGATTCATATGGAACATATGCACCAGACATAGACAGAATGCATGAAATCCTGCGAGAAAAGTTTATCTTGATTCACAAGGAGAATCAACTTGAAAGACTTAAAGAAGAAATCGAAAAACGCTACGGGATCTACCTCCCCACGGTCCCCGAGCAAGAAGACGAATTCGACATCGAAGAAGTCGCCAAAGCAACCTACTTCTTTGCATAAAGAGTATGCTTACCCAGAACAGATACCTCGTTTGGTTCTTGTTTCTTGGGTGGATGCATTAACTGTAGGTGGGGCGGGTTGGATGGAGAAGGATGAGGCTAAGTCTTCCGCAAAAGATAAGCTACCCATTATGCTAACAGTCGGTTTTGTTCTGCATGATGACGATAAGCAAATCAGC